AGTCGGAAGACAATTTCTGCTAACATAAAGGAATTAATGGGCAGTGGCAAAAAACAAAAGACTGCCATTGCAATAGCTTTGCAACAAGCAAAGAAAAATAAAGGTAAGAAAAATGGAAAAAGTAAAAAACGTTAAGACAAGCGTAAGCATTAAAGACCAAGGTACTGTTAACTACAAGCAAGTAGAAAGCATTCCTAATCCTGGTGCACCAAAACCATATGGCGCTGGTAAATCTCGTGGTGGCGGAGCTGCTTTGAGAGGCACTAAGTTTAGCGGAGTTTCCTAAATGGCAATCGGTGATGCTTTAGTTGCACCAACAGGCGTGCAGAATCAGATGTATGGTCAGCCTTCTAGAGTACCTGGCTACTCTCAAGGTTTAGGTCAAGCACCTGGTCAAATGGCATTACCACCAGAGCCTATGCCTATAGGCAGACCTACAGCAGTTGTAGGTGGTCCAGCATATTTTACCCCTCAAGGCTACAATGCCCCACCTCAACCCACAGAAGCTTTTATGCCAACTGATAGAATGCCTGATCCAATTGGGCAACAGTTTATGCGTCAAATGCAATCTCCTATGGGTCAACAATTTCAAGCTCAGTACGAAGCAACACAAGCTCCAATGAGAGAAGCTGAGATGGCAAGACGTGCTGAAGAACAAGCAGCTCAAGATGCAAGGTTCCAAGAAATGATGGATCGTATTGCAGAGCTTGAAGGTCAACTGGCTCAACCTGAGCCTATGCCTGAACCTTCTCCTTATATACCAGGCCAAACTCCTTTTCCGGGAATACCAGATTTTATAAGAGACTTAGATTTCAGCAACATAGATTTCAGCAACATCCCTGGTTTATCAAACTTTGACTACGATGACATCATGCGTCAATACAATGACAGAGAAACTATTGCTGAAGCCATTGAAAGAAAGGGTCCGCCAACAGGTAAAGGTTTTATTGTAGATGCTGTTAGAGATGTTATGGAAAGAGCAGAAGAGCCAGTATACACAACTATGCCAGTACCAGATGGACCTCGTGGTCGGGGAATGAGCATAGAGGATCTGTTAGAAGGCAGAGTAACAACTATGCCAGTGGGAGAGCCAGTGCCTTTTAAACCTGAAGGCATGAGTGATAGATTTGCTCAACAATTAAGAGATAAGGGAATAGATTTAGCAGACGAAAATTACTTGTATCAACCAAGGTTTAATCTAGCGTCTGGTAGCACAGAAAGATTTATTCCTATGCCAAAACCAGTTGGGCCAAACCCTAATTATGTTCCAACTCCAGAACCTACACCAGAACCTATTTATACACCACCACCAATGGTTCCTAACATACCTAAAATACCAAACATAGATTTTTCAAGCTTACCTAAGTTTGATTCACAAACCACTAGCGGGAGACCAATGATTCCAAAATTTGGAAACATTAATTTAAGATAAACATTACATAGGCAGGAGAGAGCCATGGATAGCGTAAAACTTGCGGAGTATTTTTTTAAGACTCTGCGTAAAAGAGAACAAGATTTAGTTGACAGTCTTTCAGCAGGGAATGTACAATCCATGGAAGATTACAAATATCATATGGGTGCGTTATCGGCGGTTCGCTCACTCATAGACGATTTAAAAGAAACGCTGCATATGGATGATATCGATGAATGACAAAGTCGCAGAAAATATAGACAAAAAAGAAGAAGCCTCATCAGAACTTGACAAAGCTTTTGTAAAAGAAGAATCAAGAGTTCTAGATCCCAACCTACTAAAAAAATCATTGTTAGACAGAATGCCAAATCCAAGCGGATGGCGTATTCTTGTACTACCTTATAGAGGCAAGGGCGTTACTGAAGGCGGTATTCAACTTGTTAAAGAAACCATGGATAGAGAATCTTTATCTACAGTGGTTGCTTACGTTCTAAAGGTTGGACCTTTAGCTTATAAAGAAACAGAAAAATATGGGAACAAACCTTGGTGCAAAGAAAAGGACTGGGTTTTAATCGGCAGATACGCTGGTTCTCGTTTTAAATTAGAAGATGACCACGAAGTTAGAATCATTAATGACGATGACATCATTGGAACAATTCTAGATCCTGATGATATTAAATCTTTATAAGAGAGGTAAAACATGGCAAGTGAAGCGGAAAATTTAGACATAGAAATTACAGACGAGAAGATTGAAAAGGCAGCTGTGCCTGAGAAAAGACGCGTTGAAGAAGATGTTAGCGATCAACCTGTTGAAATTTCTTTAGATGATAGCGTTGAAGAAGTTGCTCCTGCAACTGAAGACGAAGTTAAGGAAGACTTTGAAGTTTCTCCCAAAGTGGAAGAACAAGCAAAAGATTTATCTGAGGTAGAGAAAAGAGCATCTCTAGCTCAAAACAGAATTAACAAAGCAGTTGCTCAAGCCAAAGAGTTTCAAAGAAGAGAGCTGATGGCTATTCAATATGCCAAAGATCTTAAAGACCAAAATGAAAAATTAAGACAACAACAAAAGTCTTTCTCTCATAGTTACAGTGATGAGTTCACCAACAGGGTTGAATCTCAAATGACTTTAGCAAAGCAAGCTTTAAGACAAGCAACAGAAGCTGGAGATGCAGATGCAATAGCCGCTGCTACTGAAGCTTTAACTTTAGCTACCACTGATAAGGCTAGGCTTCAACAATATTCTCAAGCGCAAAAGCAGTATGAAGAACAAGAAGCTGCTTATCAGCAACAGCAATTAAATCAACAACAATATCAAGCTCCGCAACAATATGCTCAAACAACTGAAGAGTATAATGAGCCATCACCTAAAGCTAGAAATTGGGCAAAAAACAATACTTGGTTTGGACAAGACCAGGTTGCAACGTCAGTTGCCTTTGCGGTTCATAAGCAATTAGAGAACGAAGGCTTTGACACTGACTCAGATGAGTATTATAGTGAGATTGATAAAAGAGTGCGACAAGAGTTGCCTCACAAGTTTAACGTGGAAGCGAAGAAAAACGTCCAAACAGTCGCTTCAGCCACACGCAACACATCGACAGGACGCAAACAGAATCGTATTCAATTGACGCCAAGTGAGCAGGCATTAGCCAAAAAACTTGGAGTGTCATTTAAAGATTACGCAATACAAAAAGCGAGGCTACAAAAATCATGAGCAAGAAAGAGATAAAAGTAACGAGAGCAAATAGTAACGATGACAGAGCTCCTAGAGACTCAGAAGCCAGAAGCAAATCTGAAAGGCCAAAAGCCTGGAAGATGCCTTCAGCTCTTGAGCTTCCAGAAGAGGCTGTTGAAATTGCAAAATCTCAAGGGATTGTTTATCGATGGGTAAGAGAATCTATAGCTGGACAAGATGACAAAACGAATGTCTCAAAAAGATTTCGTGAAGGATTCGAACCAGTTAGACCAGAGGAACTTCCCGGATTCCATGATTTGCCTATAGTCGATGATGGTCGACATGCTGGAATTATTGGTGTAGGTGGGTTAATACTGTGCAAGATACCGAAAGAAATCGCAGATCAGCGTAATGAATATTTCGCTAGCCAAACCGAAAACCAAATGAGTGCAGTAGAAAACGACCTGATGCGTGAAGAAAATCCTGCGATGCCAATCTCAAGAGAGTTGAAATCAAGGGTAACATTTGGCGGAGGAAGCAAAGGATAACTTTGTTTGCTCTTTAACAATTTTAATTTAGGAAATAACTATGGCAAACCAAGATGCTGCTTTCGGCTTAAAGCCTGTAGGCAAATTGGGTAGTAATGTAAACTCTGAAGGAACTACAGAATACTCAATTGCTTCTGGCGCAAGCGGAAACATATTTTCAGGCGATCCAGTTAAGATGGCTAACACAGGTACTATTTTAGTAGCTGCTGCTGGTGATCAATTACTGGGAGTCTTTAGGGGATGCAGATATACCAACTCAAGCGGTGAGGTGATTTATTCTTCTTACTGGCCTAACGGTACTGTCTCATCAGACGCGGTGGCTTTCGTTGTTGACGATCCTAATGCATTATTTGAAGTACAAAGTGCTGCTACAGGTTCAGTTGTGCAAACAGTTGTTGGTAACAATGCCGACATCGTTTACACTTCTGGCTCAACAGCAGATGGACAATCCGGTGTTGAAATATCTGGAACAACTGCTGCTACTTCAGCTCAACTAAGAATTGTTGGGTTTTCAGGAGATCCTGAGAATAATACTTTAGGTACTGGTTCTCAATCAGCAAACGTTAACATGATAGTCAAAATTAACGAGCACTTCTATGCTCAAACAACTGGAGTATAATCAATGGCTATTAATCGTTCACAATTAGCTAAAGAGCTAGAACCCGGTCTAAACGCCTTGTTTGGGATGGAGTATAATCGTTATGAAAACGAGCATGCTGAAATCTACGACACTGAGTCATCAGACAGAGCATTTGAAGAAGAAACCTTAATCGTAGGTTTCGGTAACGCACAAGTAAAAGCTGAAGGAAACGGAGTCGCATTCGACAACGCTTCAGAAGGCTATACTGCAAGATACTCTCACGAGACTGTTGCGTTAGCATTTGCACTAACTGAAGAAGCTATCGAAGATAACCTCTACGACAGATTAGGCGCTAGATACACTAAGGCTCTAGCAAGATCTATGGCACATACTAAGCAAGTTAAAGCTGCTTCTGTGTTGAATAATGCTTTCTCATCCAGCTATACAGGCGGCGATGGAGTTTCACTTGTAAACTCTTCTCACCCATTAGTTGGCGGTGGAACATTTGCAAACAGACCAAGCACTTACACTGACTTGAATGAAACTTCATTAGAAGATGCAATCATTTCTATCTCAACTTTTGTTGATGACAGAAACATGATTCTTGCTTTACAAGGAAGAAAATTAATCGTTCCACCACAACTTCAGTTCGTGGCTGATAGATTAATCAACACTCCTGGTAGAGTTGGTACATCTGACAATGACATCAATGCTATTAAGAACATGGGAATGGTCCCAGATGGTTACGCTGTTAACCATTTCTTAACAGACAACGATGCTTGGTATCTGTTAACAGACTGCCCTGATGGATTTAAACATTTCGAAAGATCTCCTCTTTCAACTTCTATGGAAGGTGACTTTGATACTGGCAACGTCAGATTCAAAGCTAGAGAAAGATATTCTTTCGGTTGGTCAAACCCAAGAGCTGTCTTTGCATCACAAGGTGCATAAACCCAATTTTATTGGTAAAGGGAGCTTCGGCTCCCTTTTTTTTGTTTAATAAAAAAGTTTGTTTATTTTTAGTTAATGAGTGTATAATTCAAGAAAAGCCCGTGAGGTTTTATGAATACAGGATTACATGAATCTATAAGCTTGGCTAACTCTCCATGCAACGGAGTATGCTCAACTTCCATGGCTCCCTTTGATGATATATGTCAAGGCTGTGGTAGAAACGTTGAGCAAATAAGGGATTGGGAAACCTTCCCGGATTTTGAAAAAAAAATAATCAATGTTACAAACTGGCTTAAAGGATATGACATTCGTCAAAAAAACGATAAAATAAATGTTATGTCCGCAGATTCAAAACAAAAAATAAAAGATATTCAAGGTAGATTAATCACCATTCAATCTCTTATAGAG